GCCAAGTCACCTTTTGTGCCTCCGCTTCCTATTGTCGTCGTTCCTGACAAAACAGGTAAGGCCGCAAGACCCGACGACGGTGTAACAGTAGACGGCGTAGTATCACCTACAAATATCGATTCGACCTTTTCAAATGCGGAGCCTGCGTTAGTGACAACTGTGTCTGTCTGAATTAAGGCTGGAACTCCATCACTCAGGCTTCCAAGATTCAAGCCACCAATCTTATTTGCTGTTGTGGTATCTCCAATCGTGACTGAAGGAGTTAAGTTCGAGCCACTTAAGGAATACGTGCTGCCTGCTTTTTGAGTCGTTACATAAGGCATTTCAACCTTGATCTGAGCCGAGGTGATGTAACTCGCCTTGATCTCTGCTCTAGCAGCAGGAGCCGTTACTAATAAAAGGATTAGGGGTATTAGCTTCTTCATTTGATCCCCGTCTTCGTATCTTTCTTGTCTACTATAAGTTTATCTTTTTTATTGTTGCCATTCTTCCCTTTTACGTTAATTCCGAACTGCGAAAGGGAAGCCGACAATAAACCTGCGGCAAACGTCGTATCGATTTGCCTGACAGTGGTTCCAAAGTATGAAATTGAAATCACTCCGAGCGACCACCCAAGAATTGTCAATTGGACAATACTAGAGAGCCAACCTGAACCACTTTTTTCTTCTTCTTGATCTTCCATTAGAGGTCTACAGGGTCGTTGATAGTATTTTAAACATGATATATCGAAATAAGCACCCTTTATGGAGCTGGTATAAGCATGTGTTGGGCATGTTCTGAAGTTCTCCCGTCAGTCCATTTAACTGTGCAGTAATAACCTGGACGTTCTCTTCTGTCATGCTTAACCTTCATCCCTATAATTTTTCCAACGGCGGGGCCGATTTCTGTATACATTCCTGAAGTTCTTTTCTTGTTTACAGAATCATCGATTTTGAATCTTGGAGTTGCTGGCATGGTTAGTCGTGGTAAGTAGGAATAAATGCGCCTTCGATAGACGTTGGTGGCTCCCATTCAATTGGTCTTTCAGCCGTGAAGTCATATTCGTTTTGCCTTAAAATCCTCGCGCACCTAGCTTGAGAAAGTATGTCTGGTGTTTCTGGATCTTTAGCTGCTGCCTTTAAATAAGCAGCTCTTACCTTTTCCCACATCTCTAATTCGCTAGTGCATTCAGCAAGTAACTTCTTTGCTGCAACGGGGCCGTAGCCTTTTAATCCAGGGAATCCATCAGTTGCATCGCCCGTTAAAATCGTTCGATAAAAAGCTTGATCAGCATCGAACTGTTGAATCTTTTCGATCTTGCCTTCAACATTCAAATGAAAGCCTGGAACAGTTTTTAAATCTTTATCCCTTGAGTAAATAACATCTCCACTCTCCTCATCAGCCATTATTCCAACAACATCATCGGCCTCAGTTAGCTTTAGCGTGATGACTTCAAATGTGTCACGTAGCCATTGCCGTAATACTGAATACCCCGCTGGCTTTCTATATTTACGTCTGTTTGATTTGTAATTGGAATAGACACCGTATCTGAAATTACTGGAGTCACCCAAGGCCAAGAATATTTCATGCTCTGGGCATAGTTTTTGAACGCGGTCGATCTCTGCGGTAACAGCATGTTTAGCCTCGTCTAGGTTTGTTTGATAAGTCCATATCTCTGGGCTCCACTCACATTCATATTGAGCAGAAGACATAGCCCGATAAGCGTCAGGTTCGATGTCATAGAAGAGCTTTTTTTTCATGTTCTTTCCAATGTTTGATTAAAAGTTGTAAGTGACGAATACGCTCCTCTGCGTATTTAATTTTCTCAGCAGAAGTCATCCGTAATTATCCAAGACGTGAAGGAGAGCTGTTACATAGCCGTCATGCCAAACCTCCTGAGTCTTGTTTCCTTCTTCGTGCGCCTTTGCGTAGTTTTCTTCAGCTTTTAGCTTCAGAGTTTTGACGTAAATCATTTGATTCTGAGTCAACTTTCCTGACGCTTCTAATGTTTTCGAGGTCGGAAATTCTTGTGGAATGGTCTCTGTCATTTTCTTGATAGATAACGGTGCATGAGGTTGGGTACATTTCAGTAACCATTGCTTGTTTCCAATGCGATGCTCGGAAAAAGATGAATACTGCTTGGGCTCTGTTGAGCTGCTTCCAAGTCAGAACTGCGAATCCTGGTCGTGCCATACGTGTCTTAGTTGTTGGGTTTTTTCGTCGAACTCGAAAGATCCTGCGTAACCACATCGGCCTAACATGCGATTTTTTAAACATTTGGAATGAGTAAGATTTGACCCCCTCGATCTGTTTAAGGCCCATATCGTGTCGGCAAGTTGAACTATGCTGTGAGAATTTCTTATGTTGTGAAGCTCTGGGGCAGCTCCGTTCTCAAAGTTCTCTCCAGAAGAAGAGCGATTGAGATGACTAATAGCGAATACTGTGCATTTAGTAGCGGCAATAAAGCTTCTAATCTTTGTAACGAGAGCGTCTAACTGCCTTGTGTCCTGAGCTAACCCACTTCCTAAAATCGTTAAATGATCTAAGTAAATGTGTTGGCAACCAAGACTCCTGACCATGTAATTCATCCGCTGGAGGATGACTTTTTCATCGAGAGATCCGAAGTGATCAAATAGCTCAAGCCTTCCAGAGCCAGTAATAAACTTGTCAGCTTGAGCAATGTTTTGAATTTGCTCATCAGTAAGTCCTGCATAGTTTTCTCTGGCATGGATTTGAACTTGTGCCGCTTGACCAACAAAACGAAAGACTGCTTCTTCGGCTGTTTCTTCTAAACCTATCCACCCCACTTTTATGGATTTCTCCATATCTCCAATAGCTAAACTTCTGGCAAAGGTTGTCTTGCCTACGCCTGAACCCGCTATTAAGACGATGAGCTGGTTGTCGTAAAAAGGAGTCTTGTCATTCCAGTAAGGGAAAGCACAATTAGTAGCTTTTCTTTCTGGTGGCTTATTAACTATTCCTGCATAGGCAGAAGCAGATTTAATCCCATCAGGTCGCAGCTCCTTGGCTGCTTTAATGGCTTCATTAACTGCATGACTTCCTAGTTCTTGCAGTGTGTCATTGGCATCTTTCTTAGGAAAGACAACGCGCCTAACTCTTCCAGCCTCAAAAAGACTTACGAGATCATTGGCTGCATTTTCTCCAGGCTCATCCATATCTGTGGCGATATAGATAGTTTTAAAAGCACTGAAAAAATCAATGTGTTTCTTGACGAAATTCCCTGCATTTTGAGCCCCATTTGGAACTGAAATTCCTACGACTGTCCCTCTGGTGGAGGAGTAGATGCTTGGTGCATCCATTTCTCCTTCGCAAATAGCGATTGCGTCATGGTGGCTAGGATTTGCGAGATGTGAACCAAACCCTGAGACTTTCTTTGCTTCTCCTCTCCAGCTAGTTTTTCCATTTTCTCTGATTTTTTGAGCAATGTTTACGCCTTTTTTGTCCCTGTAATGGAAGGCGACTCCATCGGCATATTTGTAAACGCCGTACTGATCGAGAACTTTTTTAGGAACTCCTCTGTAGTGATCTGCATCCCATGGGACTGTTAGATCAACGTCAATCATTGGCCGAACAGGTTGCGGTCTGGAAGTTTTTTTAACTTCTTCTCCTTCTTCTGTTTTTGTGAATTTTTGGCAGTTAAAGCAAAAGGTGTGATCCGTGTAGATCGCAAGAGCGTCGCTGCTGTCACAGGAATCGCAAGGAGCGTGACGAAGAAAACGGGATTCACCCATCACCCCCCTTAACTGGAATATCAGGAACTAAACCTCTTGTTTTACCAGCGTTAACCGCTAAATATTCAAGAGTAGTAAAGGTTTTGTGGCACTTTTTACAAACCCGATACCGCCTAATTTCCCCATTGGAACTCTTAGGCTGACTATCGACTTTTGATTCTTCATGCCCACAGTTGGGACATCTAATCATCGTCTGCCTCCCAAGTGATTTGAATAATGATGTGAGAGTCTTTAATTTTCACTTTTGTAAAAGCAAGATTGAGGTTTGGAATAACTTTCACGCTGTCATCTATCCACAGAATTGATTTAGCTGCGTCCATCACTGAGCCAGATTTGTTATCAAGATCTCCCATTTCTGCACCACGAAAGAACATGTCTAATCGGTGTACTTTTGTGAGTGGTTCAAGTTTCCATTGTTCTTTTAAATGAACCTTGGCTTCTTTTAACCAACTCTTGTATTGGGGAGGATTGTATGGACGCTTTTGGCCCATAAATGATCTTGGTCTTGGCTTAGATATTGGACGTATAGGTAAATCAATCTGCTTAAACTTCAGCATTAAAAGGACTTTTCAGCGTCTTCCTTTAATGAATAACCGCCTTGGACTTCGCCAAAGAACTCATTATCAGAAACAGCAGGAACACCTGAATATTCCACATAATCCATAACCATTATTTTTACAGGATCAAATGACATTCCACATCCTGACCTGTTGCTCCACTTTCTTATGGTGTAACCAACTAAGACCTTAGATCCATTGCCTATTTCTTTATCAATAGGCCACTTTTCTGTGGTTGAATCCATAACATTAGGGCCAACAGTTTTTGTGCCGTTGTCATTAACCCAACAAGTCTTTTTGAATTTAGTAACAGATTTGGTTGAATCTTCTTTGTCTGGAAGACAGTTAAACCAATAAGTATGCTTTTTGGCATCTTTTCCGTGTAATTCGTAGAACTTATCCTCCATAGATTCGTACCACTTTTTGAAAGCTCTATCGTTTTCATCGTGTAGCAATTCCAACGACCATTCGTCAGGGTTGCCTTCTTCGTATGCCTTTCTGGCTGCACCTAAACATTTGAACCATCGAGCTTCGCCTAGAGGTGTTTTGTAGAGTTCCAATTTGATGCCCCCATCAATAAGTTTGCCTTATGAACATACAGCACTCATCACGGCTGGAGCTATCGCATGAAGTATATGTTGATATTAAGAAAATAAATAAGGATTTGTCCCAATAAGTCTTGGATCGAGACTGCCTTGTTTGGGCATGTCAGGCAGTGACAACCCCGTGGACATCTGTATTTCATCTACAAAACCTAGCAACCAATTGGGGGCGTAAAGCTCGTTAAATGTGTCGTGAAGTGTCTTATGAACCACTCCAGCATTAGCCGCATGTACCGCGAAACAATCGTGATTTGTTAGGACTTGTATGTTTTGCTCTACGGCCTTGTATACGAAGTTTACGCAAAAGGCAGAATCCCAACTGTGCGTAAAATTTGCGGCTATTCCTTTATTGGCTTGTGTCGCACATAAAGGTGCATCTTTTGGCTGATCTTTAATATTCATTGTTGAATGTTTCCCGAATAATATTGTTTGAATCCTTTTGATTTGTGGTTCTCTATCTGCAATTCTCATAGGCCATCCGCTTTGAGTTGTCCATTCCAGAGCGTGACCTTTGGACATTACTTTTCTTGTTACTTTGTGGAGCCATTTCTTTAAATCAAGGCAAGGTTGTATTCTCTGTTTCGTTTCATCCCATAAATGACTTGCTAAATATTTTGCAGGGATCGCTACCTCGTATGTGAAATTTTCAAGTGGGACATAGCCCAGATGCTCGTCGAGTCTTTCAACTAAGGAATCACACAAGGACATATATGAACCGCCATAAGGAGCTGCAAGTATTGGTTGCTTACATAAAGACCTAGTAATTCCTTTCTGAAGCCATATTTCTGCTAAAGCTTTTTCTTTTGGCTCTCCAAATTGAAGATCTTTGACCAATCTCTCTGTTACTTTCTCAGCGACAAGGGTGTAGAGATCCCTTCGTTCATCGCCAAATAAATTGCACTCCCTCCCAACCTTTTCTGATCTCAACAGGGCCGCAAGTATCCCGCAGCCTGAAGTGGTCTGATCGAACCGAACTGGACACCCTGTTTTACCTGTTTCAAGTACCTCTTTTACCCCTTCGCAAGCCTGTAAAAACTGCCAAGGATCGTTAGCATTTCGCCACAATTCAAGCCTTCCAAGTGGATCTTCTGCCGCTGCTTTCATCAAATCAATATTCTTTTTGCCCCACCTAAGACGTTCATCCCATGATTTTCTTCCATGCCCATAATGTCCAGCAGCTCCTTTCAATAACCAATCAAAAGCTTCGTCATTAACTGGCAGTTTTTCAGCAAAATCCAGCATTGCCTTTTCGTAGTCTGGGCCTTGGCTAGATACATATTTATTGGACGTATAAAGCCTTGACCTGAAGTCAGCGTGGTAAGCCTGATAAACAGTTCTATCTGCTAATGCTTCTGCCTCTTGCAACGAGCGTTCAATCTTGATCCTTTGGGGTCTGTTCTGCTCTCTATCTCTATGAGCCATCGAAGCTTGACGATTCCTAATTATTAAGTCCTCTTTGTCTGGATTTTTCCCTAACCGTTCAGGAACATCCAATGGAACCTTTGCACAAGGCCACAAGGCATCTGTTCCGTTATCCCAAGTATTCCTCTGGTTTTTAATTCTCTCCCCCTTAACGTGAAGTCCAACCGATTGGAGGTGATTTGTCACTACAAATGTTTTTGTCAAGTCTGCTCGCCTGTAATGCTCTATTGCTGTGGTTTCTTTTTCTTCAGCGTCGTGAATTGGGACTCTAACGAAACTCTCTTCATTCCCTAATCTTCCCCCTCCATACAATCCAGGCCACGGAACTGGAGGAGATACCATTGCCGAATAAGCAACCTTATAAGTTGAGGGTGGGCAGCTCTTGATAACTTTCTCAGCGTGATCAGTAGGAACTACAAACTTGGGAGTAGTTCGACCAATCTTTCTCGTAATAACTTTGATTAAGCCTGTATGAACTATGTGATCTAAAAGGAACTGACCAATATGAAGACGACTTAAATCATTAAAAGGAAGAACGGGGCATCCCATTTTCCGCATTATTTCCATCGTGCTGATCTTGTTCCGGCTTAAGCCTTGCTTCATCAGGTGACGCAGCTCTACGGGACTTTTATCAGCCAGCCTCATTAATCGGATCTCTTTTTCGACCGCAGCTCCTAACCCTTGGCAGAAAGTGGCAATCCTTTGTCTTCTACTTAATTGATCAAGGGTCGCGACCAGGGCGATGGTTGCAACGTGAGCTGGAGACTTAAAAGGATCAAAAAAAGGAATCGCAGCTCCGTGAAATCTTGCTTTGTCTGGATTCTCTACAAACTCAGTAAAAGTTTTATTTAATCGACTGCTTAAATCATCAGCTAATAATCCATATAATTTTCTGCCATAAATTAATGCGCTCTCTTTTCCAATCTCTTTAAGTTTTCTTTCATTACTTTTATGTGTTTCTTCAGCTCTTTTTTCTGCACGTAATTGTCGCGTTAATTGCTCCTCTTCAAGGGTCCGAATATCTTGCAACTCAATAAATCGCGCTTGCAAATGCAAGTTATTCGTTACTTGGCCGTATTGCCAGAACTAATTGCTACAGAACGACTCGAATTATTTGCTCCACGAGGTCTAAGACGTTGTTTCATCGAATTATGAGGTCGAAGGAGCCCTGTTATACCAATTAATCTAAGCATTTTTTTCTGCAAACTTGCAAACTATTGGTGCAAATGGTCTGCGGTGTCGAATTCATCGAACTAACTTTACAAAAAAGTTGCAATGCGGGTCGCGAGGATCGAACTCGCCTGAGCCAAATTATGAGTTTGGTGCGTTCACCAGATCGCTAGACCCGCTTGGACAAGATTCTATATGCTGTCGCATGTTTTTCACTATCCATCTTGACGTACTTTTCGCACATTTGAGTTGAAGAATGGCCCAACCAGTTTGCAATCTCTAGGGCCGTGGCTCCTTCATTACCTAATCGTGAACCGCAAGTATGTCTTGTAATCTTTATTTCAGAGCTTTTGCCTTCTATCTCACATTCTCTACAAGCTTTTTGTATTTGGAACCTGAGCGCGTCGCATGTTAAAGGCCAAACTTGTTCTTGCCCCTGGCGCATGTTTAGTATTTGTTCAACAATCATCTTGTAAGCCTTTGGCGTTAAAGGCAGTGTTCTATTCCCATTTTTGTTGTCATTATTTGCCTTAAAAAAAGTCACTGTTGGAGGATTTGCTTCCAAGTTGTAACTCGCTTTTGTTGTTCTCTCCATTTCAATGGGCCTGCATCCCATTTCACATAGAAATTCAAAATGTCGAACAACATCTTTTCTATTAATTCTTCTTAAATATTTTTCCATTGATGCTCTTTCCCAATCTTCCCAGATTTCAATTTGTTTTTTATTAATTTTTAGATTTTTTGGTAATACAGGTACGCTTTCAACTCCTCCATGAACAATTGCTTGCTCTCTCATTACGTTGAGCGCACTTGTCTTGTAATTGATTGTTGAATTTGAATTGTTTTTTCTTTCTTTTAAATATTTTCTATATTCAATTACTTTTGCAGCATTAATTGAAGTAATTGGAGTGTTTGGGCCGAAATAATTTAAGACACATTTTCCTCGGCCTGTAAGAGTTTTTCTATCCTCGCAATCTGACCAAACATATTTATCAGCGTCGTTAAAACCTTGTTGAAGGATATATAACCCTTCTGCTCCAGCTCTAGGCATAGAAGAATCGAGCATTTGAATAGCAAGTTCTCTCGCTACTGCTTCTTTTTTTGTCCATTTCTTATTACTTAACTGCTTTCTTTTTCCGTCGCTGTATTTAATATCTACCACCCAACCAATTTTCCGGTGGGTGACGCTTGTATTTATAACGTGGGCCATTGGTCGTGGTTTTGTGGGTTATAAACCCTCAAGCGATCTGATCTTTGCTTTGCCTTTTTTAGTGAGCCTGACTCTGTACCTACGACCCTCTTCAGGATCAATATAAATTTCAACAAGGCCAAGGCAAGTCTCACGATGGCGAACAGTTTCGCTAAGGGTGTGGACAATTCTTGATGCAGAAGCGTTCGTTACATCAAATTTGTTTTCTATATCTCGATACGTGCAACTCCCTTTTTCCGCAATGTATAAAAGAACTTGCGCGTGATGAATAGGAAAATTACCTGGGGCCAGAGAGCCCAGAGCTTCAAGAGCGTTCGAGAGTTTGGATAAATCCATGATTCAGTAGGGGGAGATCTCTTGCGACCCACGGTTCCCTCGATTCGTATGTTCTTACGATCTTGTAGAGGATTGCGGTAAATAGCAAGATGAAGTTCTCCCTGTCGAAGTGGGATGATTAAACTCAATATAAGCTTATGCCCCAGTGGACCGTGCTTCATGCGACACGTACTTAAAAGATTGAAAAATAAGTTTACAGGGCTGTTGTACTCCCAACTAAAATCAGTCTAAAAAAGCACTTTTATGTTGGCAACAGGGTGATGTTTGTTACGACCACGGAGTGTTCCGTTACAACCGATACGTTTTTTTTTAACTTGCTTAACTCAAAGTAACTAAACAAGGCCAATGTTTTTCATCAAATCCTGACCTGTTTTTGATAAAGACACTTCGTATGTCCTTGATGAAGGTTTAGTTTTTCTATCAAAAAGATGAATACTAGGTCTAACTAGCTTTTCATCTTCCATTCTTGGGGTCATGTTTGCCACTGCTCTGGATATAGGTCCATTGGTTGTGTTGGTTAGATTGGCCAGTTCTTCATAAGTTCTAGGCTTTACCGCAACGTGTAATAAGACCTCGATCTGGAGCGCGGAGGGGCAAGTGTGTTTCTTGCTGTTATGTCTCAATGTTTTCAGCAACAAAGAGAAAGCATTTAATTTTTCTTCAGGCATAGCCATATCAAATAAGCTCCAAATCCAAAAACGACAAATGGTTCAATTAGAAACATCAC